AGACGCAGGACGGCATACAAGAATGTAGTCTGTTCTCACTTCTACGATGCAACGGACTGGCTAGAGGATGAGGAAGAAACCATCTTTGACCGTGTTCCTGTTATCCCTGTTTACGGTAATTTTAAGATAACCGAGAACAAGACAATCTACTGGGGTGTGGTCGAGAAGCTACTGGATCCTCAAAGGGTTCTGAACTATTCGATGTCGCGTGAGATTGAGGAAGGCGCACTAGCACCAAGGGCCAAGTATTGGATGACCCTAACTCAGGGCGCTGGGCATGAGGACACGCTGTCTACACTGAACACCAACAGCGACCCGGTACAGTTCTTTAATGTTGACCCAGAGAATCCCGGCCCACCACAGCAGAACGGTGGTGCAATGGTAAACCCAGGTCTCAGGACGATCTCCGAATCAATGAGACAGTTGATCGGTCAGACCGCTGGCATGTTCGCTGCAAACATGGGGGACAATCCCGGTCTTCAGTCTGGTGTGGCTATTGAGAGGCTACAGAGTAAGGGCGACAACGGCACGGTGAAATACTTTAGGGCATTGGAAACAGCTATCGCTGCCACTGGTGATCTACTGGTTAAAACAATCCCGAAAGTCTATGACACTCGCAGGACTGTGCGGCTTCTCTACGAAGACAGCACGGCAGAGATGATCACGCTGAATGACACTGTGATTGATAATCAAACCGGCGAACCTGTCACGCTGAACGATCTCACAAAGGGTCAATACAGTATTACCTGTCGCGCCGGCCCAAGTTTCAGGAACAAACAACAGGAGACCATTGAGACGATTATTGAGATCGCCAAGGTTGATCCTTCGATCATAGGCATGTCTGGTGACATCCTGTTGAATGCAATCCCGACATCAGCTGCGATGCAGATCGGTGAAAGAAAACGTATGCAGATGCTGTCACAGGGTCTTATCCCTGCCAGTCAAATGACTGAGGAAGAAACTCAGCAGATGCAGCAGCAGCAGCAGAATCAGGGTCAGCAGCAAGACCCTAACATGGTTCTGGCACAGGCCGAGATGGCAAAGGCGCAAGCAGAGCAGATGAGGGCGCAGGTAGAGGTGCAGAAGTTGCAACTTGAGACTGCCAGGATTCAGCTTGAGACGCAGAAGTTCCAGGCGTCAATGCAGATGGATCAGGCCAACGTACAGTTGGATGGGTTCAATGCTGAGACTCAGAGGATGAACACACAGATCAAAGCACAAGAAGCTGGCGTGAAAATTCAGAAGGATTCCATCCAAGCGCAAGGGATGCAGATTGACAACCAGTTGAAGGTGGTCAGCGCACTCAATCCATTCAGGGGTCAACAATGAATCCACTAGCAGGGATTACTATCGTCATTGAGTCAGAAGAACCGCTGACTGAAAAAACTAACAAGGCAAACAGGGATAACGTCATTGCCAATTGGAGCTTTGGGCCGGAAGAAACGACCAGTGATAACAAAGACTACTGGCGCCAGATGGCTAAGATTTGGAGCGTTAGTCCAGCAGAGGCTCGCCGTCAACTGTGCGCAAACTGTGAGTATTTCAACAACACTCCTGAATCAATGGAGATGATGGAGGCCGTCCCAGAGGATGAGTATGACGCTGACGGTGGTGGCCGTGGTTACTGTACGAAGTTTGAGTTCATTTGCCACAACTTGAGAGTATGTCAGGCGTGGGAAGAAAAAAAGTTTGAGGAGGACTAATGGCACAGTCAGCACTTGCGGAAGGCGGCTATAAATCAAACGGCATGAACCCCCCACGCAACATGCAGCAGGAACGCATGGATGCGCGCAGGGCGAGGATCGGCATGGAGCCTTATGACAGGCAAGCCCCAACACAGTCGATTGGCAGCGCGCTGCGACAGTTCGTCTCCCTTGATACCCCGCAAGACATGAGCCTTGGGGCAACAGTTGCCGACATGCTCATGGGGTTTGCGCCTGGGATCGGAACTGCGCAAGGAATAAGAGACTTTGAACGTGCAAGGCGTGACGACGATACTCTAGGTATGGTGCTGGGTGGAGTTGGTGCAATCCCGTTTGCTGGTGGTGTTGTAAAGGCCGCAAGGACTGTGGGTAAGGCGTCGAAGGCTGCTGAAGATGCCTTGGATATGTCTCAGGCTGCAAGGATGCAGAGGGCAAATGAATTTGGAGGGGAAGCCAACTGGTACAGAGGGAGCGCAATAGATGAAGGAGATGAGTTGTCCAAGAAATTCCTTGGAGAAAACACTAATGCGCCAAGTGCTAGGCGTGGGTTCTTTTTTGCCAGTAACCCAGAAACCGCATCATCACCAAGTTATGCAACGATGTCGGGTGATGTAATAAACGATTATGTACAGTCAAGATTTAAGCAGTTGACTGGAAGAAATAATACCCCAGAAGATGGAATGCAGGCATTGAGATATTTAGCGGAAGAAGCGACCAAGCCGATTGTCGATCAAAAATTTAAAAAAGGCTTTGATGCGCTATATAACACTGACTATCAACTAAAAAACGAATCGGAAGAAATTCTAATTGGATATATTAAGAAATTGGCAGAAAGTGATGACGAATACTATCTAAACCAATATTCAAATTACATCAATCAAGTTATGCGCCACAGGGACGATGGCATGGGTCAAGTATCAGACGAGCTCAAAAGGATGGTGTTTGAAAACATCCCAGAAATAGAAAGAGTCACAGCTGCGATAAGTGAGAGAGATAATATTTATGACGCATTAAAAGCATCGTCAAGATTTGATCCTAAATGGATGAAAGGTGAAGGCGCACCAGATTCAATATTTGACAATGCAGAGTTAGCAGCAAATGTTGGTCAGTTTAAATTGAATATGCAAAACCCATATATACATGATATGGGAGGAAGCGGGTATAGAGAGATTAGCTATGATGAGATATTAGCCAATGCCTTGGCTGGAGGGCATGATTCCGCAATCATAAAAAATACCTATGATGGTGGGAAACAAATGACTGACATTGGTGTAATTTTTGAGCCAAACCAAGCCAGATCAATAAACGCTGCCTTCGACCCGGCCAAGCGTGGATATGGAAACTTGATGGCAGGAGCAGCAGGCGGCGCTATCGGCTTATCAGCCCTACGAAACATAAACCAACAAGAGGAAAAGTGACAAATTCTGTCACCTATTGACAATAAACGTCACATTGTGTCACCCTGCCTACAGGCCACCAGACCTTTTCTGGGCTATCACCTACAAGGGCACCTATGACGCAACCAGACAAATACCAAATTGAGGTCGGCGATGAGACTCAGGAGACTGAGGTCATTCAAGAGGTTCAAGAGGTAGAGTCTGAGGAGCAGGAAACTGCTGCCGAACCGTCAACGGATAGTGGGGAGACCCACGATAAACCTATCTTCACCGAGCAACAGCAGCGGATATTCGACGAGGCAATCGGAAAAAAGGTATTCAAGCTCCGTGAAAAAGAGCGTGAGACCGAACAACTCCGAAAACAGCTTGAAGAATTCCAGAAAACTGAAACTCGGTCACGGCCATTTATACCTGACATGCCAGACCCGTTCGCTGTAACCGATGAGGAATACAGGCGAAAGGTTCGGGAGCGTGAACAGGCGTTGATATCCGTGGCGTCCTACGATGCACAACAGCAGATGGTTGAACAACACCGACGAGCTGTAGCAGAGCAGGCCGCGCAAAAGCAGCAAGAGGTATTGGTAGAGAAAGTCCAGTCTTATTCTGAGCGTGCAAAGACGCTAGGGATTAGACCAGACGAACTGCAAGCCGCTGGCGCTGTTGTTGGGAATTTCGGGATTGATGACTCTCTGGTGCAGTACATCTTAGAAGATGACCAGGGGCCACTGATCACTAAGTATCTATCGCAGAACGTCCAAGAACTGGACAACCTGCGATACATGCATCCAACACAAGCTGCTGTAAGGATTGCGACACTCATCAAGTCGAAAGCTGCTGCCCTGAAACCAAGATTAACCAATGTCCCTAATCCTATTCGGCAACCGCAACCCACTGGGATTGCACCAAAACCGAAGGGGCCAAGGGGCGCAACTTTTGAATAGGTGAATAAAAATGGCTAATAATCTCAGTAGTAACGTAACTCGGAAAGTAGCGCGGGTCTTCCTTGATGCTTTCGAGAACTCACGGGTAATCACCAAGACAGTTGACACTCAGCTTCTGTCCGACAAGTTCAATCCTTCAAGCGGTAGCACTGTAGATTTCAAGCGTCCGCATGACTACAACACTATCCGCACCACTGGCGGTGACATCTCTTCCTCTACCAAATCCTCAATCATTGCTGGCAAGGCAACTGGTACAGTCCAGCAGTACTTCACTGCTGCGACCGACTGGGGCAACCTAGAAGAAGCGATTCAGCTTGATCAGCTTGAAGACATTCTGGCGCCGATGGCTCGCCGTATCGTGACTGACCTTGAACTTGACTTCGCAGCCTTCATGCTGAAGAACTCTTCACTGCGCTACGGTACTCACGGCACAGCAGTAGATGCTTGGTCTGACGTTGCTGGCGCTGGTGCGTTCATGGACTCAATCGGTATCAACCCTGCCGCCGACCGTTACTACCTGATGAATCCCTTCACGGTAGCTGGCCTGGCAAGTGCTCAGTCAGGTCTGAACTCTGTTGACAGCCTGATTCGTACAGCGTGGGAGAATGCCCAGATCAGCACCAACTTCGGTGGTCTTCGTGCATTGAGCGCAACTACTCTGGCGAGCTTCACTTCAAGTTCTGGCGCAGACCGTGCCGGTACGCTGAGTGCTGCACCTGATGCAACCTACGTCACTGCAAAGGACACAATGACCCAGTCTCTGGCTGTCACTGCGTTCCAAGCAAACATGGTTGTGAAGGCAGGCGAACTGGTGACGATTGCTAACGTCAACCGTCTGAACCAGTCAACCCGTCAAGCGAT